TAATCTCTCTGCGCCAGGCGACGCTGTTGATGTTGCCTGCCATTTTGCCACTGCCGCTGCTGGCGGCGGATAATGACAATACCCTGGTCGTCACGGCTGCACCGCCGGAAACGGGCCTTAACGAACTCGATACGCCTGCGGCCCTGAGCGTGGTCAGTGGCGACGATATGCGCCAGGCAGCACCGCGCGTTAACCTGTCGGAAAACCTCAGCAGCGTGCCGGGTCTGCAGATCCAGAACAGACAGAGCTATGTACTTCACCTTTAAAAATCATGGCTAATTCTATGTTATCTTTATATTTGTTAGGATATCGCAGAATGAGTCATGAAAAATATTGTACTCATTTATGTACTCAATTTAGCTTTGATTTTTTGAAGTATAATTGGGTGGTATTTTACTTTTAGGAGGGAATTGCTATGTGGAAGAAGCCAGCATTTATTGATATGCGCTTAGGTCTGGAAGTGACTTTGTACATTTCTAACCGTTAATGAAGATGCCCGCAAATGTGCGGGCATTTTTTAGATGGTCGGCCTGCAGCACTCATACTCAGCAATGATCTCGGCCGTGACCTTCCCCAGCACGATAATCCCTTCCATGCCCTCTCCGTCGATTGTCTCACCGTCTGAGGTGATAACCCCTGTACTGAACAATCTACCCAGTTGCGGGAACTCGCCCATCTGGAATGCGACCTTGTCGCCCGGCGCTGGCTTGAGTGACTTGTCAGCTAGCACGAACCCGTCAGGCGTCTCAATCAGGATCATGTTGTTTCGGTGAGGCATCAGTACATCGTTCAGGTCGATGCGCCGCTCTATGTAATCGGACGCTGGTGATGGAAATCCCATAGCTACCTCACGTATCCCATGTTGCGTAACGACCAGGTCTTATTCTCGCTTTCCTCGGTAGCGCAGCTTGCTGTCGATGACCTCTGCAAACGAAAAAACCTTGAAGGCATTAACCAGCTTTGAGGACGTTGAATCCGCCGTAATGCGGCGAACCCTGATTGACCAGCCTGATGTCGCTTTCGGCAAATCAATGCGGTGATCGCGCTGGTACTCTGACGTAGTCTTGCCATTGAAGCTGCCATCAACCACCGTGACCCATGAACCGCCGTCAGTTGAGAGGTCAATGGCATACTGCGTTACGGTCCCAACCATGTCACCGTTATCTTTGTACTGGTACTGCACCGGCAGGCTAAGCTTAATGCGAACGGCATCAAGCGTCAGGTTGGTAAACTGGCGGGTCCAGGCGATGGCCTGTGTTACAGCAACACCCACCGACAGCTCGTTATCGACCTCGGGCATCCCCTGAATATAGGTCTGGTCCTGCGTACCCCTGCGCCAGTCCCACACGACGCCGGTAAAGTTGTAGGTGCCATCCTCGTTAGCCAGCTGGGTGTCGTTCAGGTAGATCTGCTGTGCGGTTAAATCGCCCTGAATCTCGCCCTCAGAGATAGCCAGCAGCATTTTTAATTTAGCGATAGACAGCAGATCGTCAGCCTGCTCAACTGGCGTGCGTGGGCTGGAACCACCACCCTTATTGCCCTTAATTGTGGCACCTTCAAGAAGTCGCATATTTCACCCATGAAAAAGCCACCCGCAGGTGGCCTGAGAATTACTGTTCGAATATCAGGATGTTGCTGATAGAAAGTTAAGGATATGTTGAGTATTCAGCCCGTCCATGTTTTGGACATGGGCGCACAAAGCAATGAGGGATGGCTGATTACCTCTGGAGATAGCACAGTGAAAAAGACATATCATTTTGAAGAAAGCATTAGCAATGACATGAGTTTGCCTGCCCAGTTTGATTCGATTCAGGTTTTGAATATCGCTTATGCGCGCCTTGTTGAAGTATTAGAAAAACATAATCCCGGTTTAGCAGCAGATTTGCTTGATTCTTTAGATGAGTCTTATCAAGAAAATTCAGGGTTATCTGGGCAAATGGCTTTTGCGCAACTTGCCCATATGGTTAAGGCAGTGACAGTCGACAAGAAGTAACACCGGATTCATTATTAAGCATTAAACCCTTTTCCGAGAGTTGCATTCTGCCAGCGGTCTCAACATCGGCCGCTTTTATTGCCCCATCCTGAATAAACGCTTTCTGGATAAATAGCTGTCCATTCGCAACAGTAAACTCACCACCAACTAACACTTTAACTGCCTGCTCTAGTGCTTTAATACGCTGTTCTAAAGTCATGGTATAACTCCGCTAAGTATTACTGCTGATCGCTGGTAAAACTACCCGCGCTGATGATCGCACCGCCAATTTCACGCGTCCCGTAAAGAACAGGAACGGGGTAGCCCATGGCAACGGTATTCACCGGTGCACCGAACGCATAGTTCGGCTTATTGTCCGTGCTGGATGACGCACCCACGTTGAGCTTGGGTTGCGGCGTCAGCATCTGCACAACACCGCCCAGCAGCATACTGATCCCCATGCTTGTAAGTGCAGTCACGGCAAGCCCGGTTGCAGTCGTTGTTCCCAGCGCTGCGCCATATAGAGCGAGTGAGCCACCAGCAGTGAAGAACGCGGCCACAATCGCGACGGCACCGATAATGATCTGCAGCGTACCACCCCGCTTTGAACCTTCAAGCACAGGCTCCATCTGAAATTCGGTCGCGGCTGAGGACATATCGAATTCCTGCAGGCCTATATTGTCTTTGCCGCTGAAGAAGGCAAAGCGCACGCCATTCAGATGCGCGTTTGACACATACTTTTTGAACCCCGGCACCTGTGAGCACATCGCACGCAGCAGCTCCCGCAAATCGGCGACGTGAAACTGGTGCACCTGACCAAACATTTTTGCCATCCGGCCTTTTAGTCGCATGGTTTTAAGCATCCATCAGCTCCTTTCTACGCACGATGCGAACGGTACGGTTGCGCCAGTATTCGCCATAAGGCACCCGTGTAGAGAGGCTCCCGGCGTTATGATGAAGAATGATATTGTTGCCCAGATAGATTGCGGCGTGGTTTGTTACCGGGGCGCTGATGCGCATCATGATCATGTCGCCCTCACGCATTTCCGCTGGTTCAATCTCCACAAACCCCTCAGCCTGCCAGTTGTCGTCATACAGATTTTCTTTGCCGTCCACCCACCATTCATAATCAACAGACCAGTTTTTCAGAGTGATGCCGTGCTCACGCTGGTAGTAGTCCATAATGAGTGTCCAGCAGTCATTACCGCCAATCAGCCAGGGGCGACCTGTGTAGTCGCGGTCGGTACGCGGGCTGATAGTGCAGAAGTCGCCATCCGGCCACGACATGATTCCCCACTCCACGCCGGAAAAGTCGCACTGAACCCGGTCACGTTCTGACGGGATAAGCTGCGGCACATCGGGGTGCGAATGGATGACCATCAGAATGTCACCCTGCTTTTCCGCTGCCCGCTTATCCTCCGGCGACAGCGTGAAATGCTCAGTCGGCGATTCAGCGATATTCCTGCAGGGGACGTAGGTCTGGGTCCGGCCAGACTGAATGACCAGACCGCAAGCCTCTTTCGGGTATTCGGCAGCGACGTGTTCACGTATCGCCTCAAGAATTTTTTTACGCATGGTTATTTGCCCTGAAGGTTTGCAGCCGGGAACCCGCCGAATGGCAGCGGCTGGTCTTCACCAAACCGGGCCTTACAGTCAGCCAGGCGTCCGCCACAAACATCTTTAGACGGGTCATTCGTTGGAGTGCCATCCTTTGCAAAGTAACGATTGCCAGCATAATCGCAGCCAGTGCCGGTGCGATACCAGCCGCGCATGCACCAGGTGCATACCGGCGTAATCTGACGTGAAGGCAACTGCAGACTCTGAATGTCAAAGGGAGAACAGAGTTCAAAATCCACCTGAGCGCGTGTCTCGGATGTTTTCGCATTCACATAAAACAGCTGTACCCGCTCCTCCTGCGGATTAGCGTTGGGGTTGCCTGCTGTCCAGTTAGCCGCATCAAGATACTTTGCCAGCGTGGTATGGATGCGCACCTTCGCCTTAACCATGTCGTCAAACTGCAGACACAGCGCGGTGACATAGTTGCCCACGTTGCCCACAGACAACTTTGGTGTGGGCTGGGAACCAGTGCTGCTCATCTCCATGCCGGTGAGCTCATACGGATGCGGATCGTACTCTTTTCCCTGCCAGATGATTGAAGGGAGGTTTTCTGCTGCGAAAGACTGCCAGCCCTCGGTCGGCAGGTTGTAGGCATGAAAGCGCAGCACGGTGTCCAGGCCGAAGTCCGTGCCATCAATCTCTATCAGCTGGACCAGACTCCCCGGCTCCAGTGCCTGAATGTCCTGGTTAAAACTCATTTTTCACCCAATAAAAAAGGGCGCATAAGCGCCCTGTTGCTGTCGTGACATGTCACGGTGCGAAAGATTGTTCGAAGGTAAAGCTGATCTCGGCAAATCCGCCATTGATAAACTTCGGATTAATCGAATCTGCTTTCACCCGATACAGTTTTTTCTCGCCCCATGGATTTGTCCACCAGAATGAGGTGGTGACGTGGGTTTTCAGGAACGCCCGGACAGACGCCATAGCGGGCACCTGACCGTTACAGCTCAGCGACCAGCTTTCAGCAGCATCGTTGATCCCTTTCCCGGCAACCTGTTTGTAACCATCGCCGTACTGCGCCTGAATGGTGGAAACGCTGAGCTGTTCGCTCGCCTGAATGCGCGTCGCCCAGGTAAATGTATCTGTCGCCATAATCAGCTCCGACCGCTATAAAGAATTCCGCCCGGTGAAATTTCCTTCTTCAGCCTGTCCGTTATCGTCTGCTGAACGATAGATTTGAGCTGTGAGGCTGCCGCCGAGGTTCCCGTAGCGGATGCGTCACCGGCCCCGCTTTCCTGCATGATCGTTACCGGGGCATCTACCTGAATAATGGTATTGCCACCCGTGCGGCCACTGCCGGGTAGCGCAGCGGGTCGCTCCGTGGGAGTGTCTACCAGCCCGCCGCTGGCGTATCCGCGCATCATCCCGTAAAGATTTTCAACGCCAATACGCTCGGTGGCCTCTTTGGTAAAGACGAACTCACCCTTGTGAACCACACCAGCCGGGTCATATTTGCCACCTGTCCCGGTGAATCCGCCGCCATCGTATGCCTGAAAGCTGGTACTCATCCCCATTGCACCGGTACTCCCGGCAGAAGCAGCGGCACCGGCTCCCGCTGATCCGGCAGCGCCGACTGCAGCCCCGCCAAAACTCATAAAGGATGACAGCACTGTTTTAGTCAGCAGTGCCTGCGCGGTCATCTCAATCAGGCTTTTGATAACGCTCTGCGCCAGCGAGGCAAACAGATTTGAAATACTTTCCCGGAAAGACTGCGTGCCGGTAAGCAAACCGGTCAGGGAGTTAGTCGTTCTCTCCGCCGCCGTTTCCGCCAGGCTCACGATCCCTTTATTCAGTGTGCTCTGCCCGGCATACAGATTGAGCGCAGCCTGATACTGAGCGTCTGCCGAATCCCGTGATGACTTCTGCATCAGCGCTTCGTACTGTTCCTTATTCAGCCTGCTATTTTCATAGTAAGCAGTATAAAGGCTCTGCTGCTGCACCAGCTGATTCTGGAGCTGCGCAACCGGATCAACTTCTCCGGCTATGTTGAGCTTTGGCGCGGCAGCCTGGCTGGCCTGCGCCTGAATCATCTTCTGAGCAGAATCGTTTGCCAGCGTAATGCGGGCTGACTGGTACTCCTGCTCAGTGACCAGGCGGGCGTCATACAGCTCTTTCAGGTTGCGGCTGACTTCGGACTCCTGACGGATAATGGCTTTAGCCGGTGAGTACTGCTCGGCCAGTTCCTGACGCTGGCGCTGATAATTAGCCGCATTCAGGGTCAGTACGCGCTGCACCTCCGCCTGACTCACACCAGCAGCTTTGGCATCCTTCAGGATTTTTTCCTGCGATACCTTTTCCTGAATATTGATTTTTTCCAGGCTTGAGGCATGCGCCTGCTCAATCTCGTTACGCAGCGCAGTAAACTGCTTCAGCGCCTGAGCGCCTTTCTTGTCAGCTTTAGCCGGGTCCTCTCCGCCCCACGGCGATGCGCCTTTACCGGCCTCAGCTGCTGCAGCTGTCGCCGCCTGAATATCGCTTTGAAGATTTTTAGCCCGGTCAGCAACGCCTGTTTTCACAAGGAAACGGGCATTAGTTGCGTTAGTGATGTTATCTCTGGCTGTTGATGCCGCTGAATCAAGGTCTTCAAGCTGTCCCTTTAGCTGACGCTTTTCTTTTTCAAGAGTTTCAGCAGAGGGGAAAAGAAATCCAAGCGATGAACCTTCACGGCTTTTAGCAAGGCTGATCCGCGTATCGCTGTAACGTGACAGCTCATCTTTCACTTTTTCACGCTGCGTGTTGATGTTGTTCAACTGCTCAGTGTAATCGTCTAATTTAACCGACAATTTCACATCTGAGAGCTGCATCAATGCCGCTGTGGTCTCAACTACAGCGCCTTTCAGATCCAGAGCTGACTGCCGGGCCTGCTTGGCCTGCTCATGGAAATAAAGCACAGCAGAACCTGCCAGCATGGCTGCACCTACGGGACCACCAATGAGTGAGAGTGCGCCACGCGCCAGCCCGGAAGCAACCGATGCCGCTCTCGCACTGAGGGAAAGTTGTGAATTAGCCGCGGCAAGCCGCTCAGTGGCCGCTGCTTCAGCGATTCTCGACTCTCTGATTGTGCGACTTAGCGCAACCTGCTCTTTCTGATAGCCAACATTAATGCCCGCTGCCGCGTTTGCCGCTGTGCGCGTACCAAGATAACGGGCCTCTTCCTGAGCCTGTGACCGCGTGGCCTGTGCCGCTGCAATAGTCTGCTTGGCAATTTCGGCCTGCTGTAATGCGTTTCTCCTGACTGCCATTTCGTTAGCAGTCCAGGATGTCACGCTTTCCCTGAGCCCGGCTGTCAGTTTGGTTGAGATAACCGGAATCAGCGTATAGAGCGCGACTGAGGCAACGGTATTGAAGTTGTCGGCTAGTGCGTTAACCGACTCCGTAATAGTCTGAACACCGGAACGCAAAGGGCCATTGCCAGACTGACCCACTTTGAGGATTAGTCCTTCAAAGGCGCTGGTCAGCCCCATAAGATCGCCGTTCAGGTTGTTCACCCTTATCGCCGCCTGTTCATGCGCCGTCTGCGTTCCGGTGAGGGATTTGGTCAGATCATCAATTTTGCCACGATTGCCCGTCAGGATAGACGCGGCGTTGATGTTCTCAACGCCAAATAGTTTTACGGCCTGCGCGGTTGACAGGTTTTTTCCCGCCAGATTTTCCAACGCCTTACTGAGCCCTACAACGGACGGCTTGAGTGTTTTATCTGTGCCTTTTTCAAGGCTGAGTATGATGTTGCGAAGCGCAGTACCTGCTTCACCCCCTTTAATTTCACGCGATGCCAGCACCTGAATGGCGGCATTCAGCGTTTCAAAGCCGATACCAGCCTGTGCGGCGGCCACGCCACCATTTTTAATCGCTGCGGCGGTGTCGTTAATTTCGGACGCGCCAAATTTTGCACCGGCTGCCAGGACGTTAATATAACGGTCGGCCTGATCAGCACCGGCACCGAACTGATTCAGTGACAGCGCCAGCGTTCTGGTAGCATCCGGCAGCGTGCTGCCGCCCGCCTGAGCCAGCAGCAGTGCGCTGTTGGTCGCCTTTTGCAGTCCGTCCGCAGTATCAAGCAACTCCGGTTTTGCTGACGCCATCAGCTTCAGTGCCTCAACAGCCTGGCTAGCCCATGTGTCTGCATAGGTTTTAGGTTCAGAACCAACGTAAATTTTGCCCTGCTCCATCCCTTGCCACGGTTCGCGTAGCATCTCAACGTCAGTACCATCAGTACACCAGACGAAGTGATATTCAGGATGATCGCGAAGGTGCTGCCAGATATGCAGCCAGCGCCGGAAGTAAACATTCATCTTCACATCAGTAACGGCTACCAGCGACGCGCCTGCAGGTGCGGTAGTCAGCTCATCGGCCAGCACTACAGCGGCGGCACCTTTAACCGATGCCGCCCATTTAGCCAGCAGGTCAGGCGATGCCGTCATTCTGGTGCCGCGCTGCGGGTCCGGTTGACTGGTCAGCAGTGTGGTAATCACCACGTTTCGTTGCTGCCGGTACTCTGCGTAACCGGTGTAACCGCTGTTGCGGCGTTCATTGTGAATCGTGACGTTGCGCTTCACCTGCTCTTCACGGTCAGGCTTTGGCACTGAACGCTCTACGGCCTGATGCTCATCAAGTGAGTAAATCAGCTTTTCTGACCCAGCGACATCAGCAAACGCCCAGCTGGTTAACCCTGCGTTGTGGATGCGCAGTGCCAAATCAGAGTGCTCATACATGCCACGCTGGTAGATGGGATCGAATCCGCCAACCTTCTCAATCGCACTGCGGTGGTAATACAGCATCACGCCGCGTTGGCCGGTATAAGCTATGTGCCGGTCATCCTGATACAGCACCGCAATGTCGTTAAGTTTTTGCCCGGTGGCAAAGTCCTGAAATTGATAAGCCAGATGAGTTTCAGGCGATTCGATGTAGGGTTTTTCCCAGCCACTAGCAATCGGCCAGGCATCGTCATCCCACAGAAAGAGGTGCTCACACCCGGCATTAATCAGTGCCTCAAGGCTCGCGTTCTTAGCAGCCACGATACCGCGTGAAACGTCATGCCTAATGACCCGGACACCTTCAGGCGCTGTCACTGGTTTGGCTGAACCGTCATCAACAACCACCACCAGCGCACAGGCCGGCAGAAACTTCAGTTGATGATCCAGTGCGCGGGATATGACGTCATGGCGGTTATGGGTGGTGATGGCGATACCCATCTTTGAAGTATGGGTTGCTACAGGGGAGTAACGAACACCATCAATTAGTACATCCATGATGAAGTTACCTATTCCAAAAAGTGACGATTTACTTTCAGATGAAACTGCTTAATTATGCTAATGCTTTATAAACATAAATAAGGAGATTCTGATGAGCTACACACAAGCAGAAAAATTACAAATCATGATGCTTTGTGATATCTACAAAGCTTTAGAGATTAAAAACAACCTGGACCCGGATATTATCGAAGAAGCTGTGTCTTCAGATAACACATGGGCTATTGGCTGGAAGTACCAGAGTCTTCACGATGGCTCAGAAACGCCGGAGCACGTGAAGCTCTTCGTTGACACAGTCGACATGTATAACATTTTGAAATACACGTACGGCTACTTCACTGATGATGAGAAAGCAGAAATTTCTGCCGCAGTTCCTCATTTCGGAGGCATCAAACACCTCGAATTCCCTGGCTTCGACGGCAACAATGAATCTGAATATTTGAGCGTGGGATACATGCTTAAGCTAATGGGTAGTTTTGTAGGCACCCACCTCACTAAAAACTCCCACATGCCGAGCGTAGAAATTTAT